CATTAAAGTTCAACGAACTTCAGCGAAGACTGAAGGAAGCAAAAGAGAAGAAAATTGTATTCTCATTCGGTAGGATGAATCCTCCTACTATCGGACATGAGAAACTTGTAAACAAAATCAAATCAGAAGCAAAGACGAGAGGCGCAGATGCCCGTCTTTACTTGTCTCATACATCTAACAAAGAAAAAGACCCTCTGACTTATGATGAGAAAGCAAAGTATGCTGGTAAAGCATTCGGCATTTTCAAGAAGTCAAGAGCGAGAACTATTATCGAAGTCGCTAAAGAATTAGAAGCAGACGGATATACAGATATCACATTAGTATTTGGCGAAGACCGTGACGCCGAGATGGTTAATCTCATCAAAAAATATAACGGAAAAGAATTCAAATTCAACTCAATCAATTCGGTGTCCGCTGGTAAGCGTGACCCTAATGCAAAAGGAGTTGAAGGTATCTCTGGAACTAAGTTGCGTGAACTCGCAAAGACTGGTCAACTTGAAACATTCAAGAAAGCACTAGCATCTAAACTATCAGACAGAGAAAAGACTGCAATCTATACTCAAATTCGCAAAGTATATTCTATCAAAGACAGTGTTATTTTTGATAGAGATGAATTGCGTGAAGCATATCTAGTTGGTGAACTCTTCAATGTCGGAGATATCGTCTATGATATGAACGAGAACATGGAATATGAAATTATTGAGCAAGGTACCAACTTTGTTTATTGTATGGGAGAAGATGGTAATGTTTATTCAAAGTGGTTGTCTGACTTATCCGAGAAGAAACAGAAAGATGACGGAGATAGAACCGATGTACGACAGGACAAAGATATCGGAGATAAAGGCGGTACCCAACCTGCGAAATACTACTCGGGACTCAAATCAAAATCAACAAAATCTGCAAGAGATGCACATTTCAAAAAGGGCGCAGAAAAATCTGATGACGACCCATCTGCTTACGAACCAGCACCTGGAGATGCGACAGCAAAAACAAAACCTTCAAAGTCAACTACCAAGTTCAAAAAGATGTTTGGCGAGGTCAAAGTACCTACAGTGCCAGCAATTAAAGACTATCCAGAACAAGGAGGAGCAGTCGAACCAACCGATCCAGACGACCCATCAGGAGACTGGATTATTGGTGACGGTGAAAAACCTATTACAGGTCTGGATGGAAAAAATGCAGAAGTCGTATTAAAGAAAACAGATAAAGAAGTAGAAAAAACTCGCAAGTCTTTCAGAGAGCATGTTGAATATCTAGAAGAGATGCCACGATGGTTAGTTGACTTAATAGGTACATACAGCAATCAGCGTGGATACGACAAAGCAAAAGAACTACTACAGCAAATCTTAGACCGCAAAGCAAAAGAAGCAGGCGGTATGAAAAAATTGAAGCATGATATTGTTTACTATGCTGATGTTGTTGCTAGACAAATGAGAGGTATTGATGCTAGAGTTCTTGCCAGACAAGTTCAAGAAGAGAATTCTGGTCGCATTTCACATGCCGAAGAAGATGAGTTGCGTGAAGAGTGGAACATCGATTTATTTTTAGAAGAAGATGATGTTGAAGTAATTAAAGATATTGATGATGAAGAATTAGAACAAGAAATCTCAAGTTTATTTGACAAGTATGATGAAATCGAAGATGTTTCTGATGTGTATCCGGATAAAGACTTAGATGGTGTGCCAGACGACCAAGATGACGACCATGCTATCGATGTCGATGCTAATGAGATTCCGGATGAAGATGAGATGCTTTCCGCAGATTATCAGTGGGTTGATATTGAAGAAGTATTGACACCAGCACAGAGAATGAAACGAGCAATGATGATGCGCCGAATTTCTAAGCGTATTCAGCGTAAGAGAATGATTGCGCTAAGGCGTATGTCATCACCTGAGAAGTTGCGTAAGAGAGCAAGACGCCATGCACGAAATCAATTGCGTAAGCGTTTCACAAAAGGTAAACCATACAGTTCTCTTGGGTTTGCACAGAAAGCACAAATCGAAAAGTTCATTGCTAATAAGGGCGCACTAGTTGACAGACTGTCAAAGAGATTGTTACCTACTATGCGTAGACTAGAGATGCGAAGATTGAATGCAATGAAAGGTAATAAGTCAACTGGTAAGATTAACAGACCACAGTCAAGAGAAGAGTTTAATGAATCCACATTGATTGAGTACAATCCATATCGTGTTGGTTCTGAGATGTACTACGAAACATTTAATGAAATAAAGACACTTATTAAACCAGAAGAGTTGAGTGGATTCGACAGAGAGTTGTTAGAATCCGACATTGGTTCATTTGCTATTTACGAAGGACAGCATGTACCACTTGATTGTCCAATGGTTGAAGAAGAGAAGCAACCTGAACTGAACAAACCAAAAGCAGGTGGACCTAAGAAGTACTATGTGTATGTAAAAGACCCATCATCTGGCAACATCAAAAAAGTCAGTTGGGGTGATACAACTGGATTGAAAATGAAACTCAATGACCCAGAAGCGAGAAAGTCATTCGCCGCACGCCATCAGTGTGACACTAAGAAAGACAAAACGAAACCTGGTTATTGGGCGTGTCGTATGCCATATTATGCGAAACAGTTAGGATTATCTGGTGGCGGTAACTTCTTCTGGTAAACCCTATATTGATGAAGGTGATATCCGAATTTTCAGCAGTCTTGTTGATGAGATGGAACTCATTTGGCATAGGGATAAATATGATAGAGAGATAACTATCCTAGAAGGTGAGGGATGGGAGTTACAGATGGACAATAAACTTCCATTTGAACTGATGAAGGGTAAAATTTATAAAATACCTGCGATGGAATTTCACAGGTTGTTAAAAGGAAAAGGCGATTTAGTCTTAAAGATTTGGGAAGAGAGATGACACATTATAGAAAAACAATGTCTCAAATTCTATCAGAGATGTATTCTGAAGATTTGACAGAAGACGCAAAGACTGCTATTCAAAACAAAGCAGACAAGACAGGTATCTCATACGGCATTCTAAAGAAAGTCTATGACAGAGGTGTTGCCGCATGGAAAGGTGGTCATCGTCCAGGTACTACTCCACAGCAATGGGGTATGGCACGGATTAACTCATTCGCAACTGGTGGTAAGACTAGAACAACTGCAGATGCAGATTTGTGGGCGAAGCACAAAGGTAAGTCTGAGAGTGTAAACGAACAAGACGAACCAGCATCACCAGATGAAGGTTCAATGGCAATGCAACAATTAGAGTTCATGTCGTATGCCGCAGGTAAAATGAAAGAGCATCTTTCAAGTGGTGGTGAGTTTCCTGAGTGGATGCAAAATAAACTATCAGCAACGCATGAGGACATGAAAAGTCTCTATGCTAATATTGACCACAAAGAAGCAGTAAGTGCCGCACAACAAGCGGCAATCGCAATCTCTAAAAAAGAGCGTGGCGAGAAACCTAAAGGAGAAAAATAATGTTTGGTTTAGGAATTAACAATCCGTTCAACCTCAAAGAGAGAAGTAGAGAAGAGATTGACGGTGCAAAGAAAGAAGAACAGAGTGCTTATCAGAAGTTCTTTGCTAAAGAACTAGCAAAGCGTAATGTAAAGTCTCCATCAGAATTATCTGATGCTGATAAGAAAGCATTCTATAATTATATTGATGCAAACTGGAAAGGCGATAAGGAAGAGTAGTCTTCCTATCATCAGTAGTACAATGGCAAAGGAATTTACCAAGGAAGATGTTCCTAAAGTAGAGGATTTGTGGTTTAACTTTATTAAAAAAATTCGTGATTTAGGTCTTGACTTTCATGAAAATCATGTTAAGATAGAAATGAAGTTGAAAGATACACCAGACCATGAAGTATCAAATCGCTTAGAATTGATATACGACAATAATCACAGAGAGACTACAATGAAAGTCTCACATAATATTAGAGATAAACCGAAAGAGGAAGATGGCGATTAAATGATTACATTAAAGCAGTTCGAAGCACGAGGACAAGCAAAAATATTCTTAGACATGGACGGTGTTCTGTGTGACTTCATCAAAGGTGTGAAAGACACTACTGGTGAAGACTTTACATCACCTGACCTGAACCAAGGTGCAAAGGGTAAAATCAAATCAGCGATTGAGAAGAAGGGTGACTTCTGGCACAATCTTGCATGGCATCCTGGTGGAGCAGAACTGTTTAGATATGTAAAATCTAGTCAACCTTACATCTTATCTGCTTATGCAAACTGGGATAAGAATTGCAAAGACGGTAAGAACTCATGGATTAAGCGACACCTAATGATACCGAAACAGCGTATCAATCTTGTCAAGCGTGAAGATAAGCAAAAGTATGCTGTTATCGATGGTGTTGCAAACATATTGATTGATGATTACATCAAAAACATTAGAGAATGGGAAGCGGCAGGTGGTATTGGAATTCACCATACTAACTCTGCCAAAACTATAAATACTTTGAAGAAACACGGTTTCTAAGTATATTAACAAAGGAGAAAGAACTATGTCTTCATGGGGCGCAACGGATTCTGACGAAGCAAAACCTAAGTGGTTAACTGCGGCGCAGAAAAGAGATACATACGCAACCTCTAAAGGTTGGATTTATAAGGACCCAAATACTGGGTTGGAAGAAGTTATTGTAGCAATTGGCGAACTGTCAAGTGCCGCTAAACTTAACATTGCAGATATTACTTCTGTTGTATTCGCTACTACTTCATTTAGCGAAGCGGCAGGTGGTAACATCGATGTAACTGTTGTTTACAACGAAAAAGTTACAGTTGATACAAGTGGTGGCACACCAACCATCACAATTACTAACGACCAAGCAGGTTCTGGTACTGATGCAACATTTACTGCATCTTATCAGTCTGGTTCATCAACTAACAAACTTACATTCCGTGCTACTTATGCCGCCGCTGATGGTGGTGTAGCAGAAGATGATGTATTGTCAATTGCTGACCAAACACTTGCATTGAACAGTGGTACTATCGTTGATGGTGAAAGTGTAAACGCCGCTCTTGCTATCGCTGGTGTAACGGATACGCTGACTGTATCAGCATAATTAACTGGGCGCCATGAAGTTGCGCCCACCTAGAAAAGTCTATGTTTGTAAAAAAGCATAGAGTGAATTAACTGCAAAATAGGAGACTAAAATGGCAGACCAAAAAATTAGTGAATTGACCGCCGCAAGTTCAGGTGCATCCGCAGACTTGTTTCACATCGTACAAGGTGGTACAAATAAGAAGTTAACAGTACAGAACTTCTTGGAGAATATTGCAGGTAATGTTAAGATTGATGGTTTTCTTGCATTCGATGGAACTGCGGAAGCAGTAACAGCGGCAGGTTCAACTGTTGCAATCAATGTCACATCTGCAATTTCAAACATCACATCAACTGCAGTAACCACTGGTGGTGATGCGTTGACACTCGCAGACGGTGTGCAAGGTCAGATTAAAAACCTCACTCTTATTGTAGATGGTGGTGATGTGCAGATTGACCCTGCAAACTTTACAAACGGCGCAAGCATCACAATGGAAGATGCTGGCGATAACATCACTTTGATGTTCAACAATGCGGCATGGCAGATTGTGTCTAACTATGGATGCACGATTGCGTAATAGGGGGATACAATGAAATCATTTAAGCAACACCTAAACGAAGAAACACTAAACCAACTCATTGAGATGAGCGATGAGCAGTTCGATGACCTGCTTGAAAATCTTACTGATGAAGAACTCGCTCAACTTGAAGAGGGAGTTCTCGGTGCTATCGGTCGTGGGGTTGCCAATGTTGCAAAGGGTGCCGCTAAAGTAGCAAAGAAAGTGGCATACAACGACAAAGGTAATTTCCGTTTGTCAACTGCTGGTCGTGCAGACGGCGCAGAAAAGAAACTCGCTAAAATTCAGAAGAAGCGGGCAGATAGAGAGCGTATCAAGAAAGCACAAGCGGCAATTGATAAAGAGAAAGCGGCAATGAGAGCGCAAAGTCAGAGAGACAAAGCAACTGAGAATGTTGTACAGAAGAAGAAGTC